AGATGGATTTAAGGTAGGATTTAATGATGAAGGAGGAGCAAGTAGATTTTTCTATTGTCCTAAAGCAAGTAAGAAAGATAGAGACGAAGGAAACATACACCCAACAGTTAAACCAACCGACTTAATGAAATACTTAATTCGTTTAGTCACGCCGAAAGATGGTATAGTATTAGACCCGTTTATGGGTAGTGGTAGCACGGGCAAAGCAGCAATGCAAGAAGGTATGTGGTTTGTTGGAATAGAAAGAGAGAGGGAGTATTTTGAGATTGCAAAACAAAGAATAGAGTATGAAGCGGATAAAAGAAAGTTTTGGTAAGTATCCTATAATACCTCTACTACTTGCATATCTCCTCACCCTGACATTATGTATTGCATGGGAGGTATATACTACAAAATAAAGTAAGTGTTGTTATAAAGATAGTAAAATACAATGAAGATACTATATGGCATTCGTTAAAGGAGATACAAGAATAAATTTAAATGGCAGACCAAAAGGTGCACTGAATAGAACAACAGAACAAATGCGTCTAACTATAAATCGTGCAGTAAACAATACACTCAATACAATACAATCAGATTTAGAGGAATTAAAAAAGACTGACCCTGTTAAAGCATTAGAGTTATCAATGAGACTAATGGAATATGCAATGCCTAAGATGAGGTCAATAGATTTGAAAGGTAGTATAGAGGTAGACCAAAGAATACATCAAGTAAGTGTAAATATAAACAGAACGGGTAGTGAACTTAGAGATTAACACAACTATTACATTTGAAAACCTAATTGATAGCAAGACTAGAGTTACACAACACATAGGAGGAACGAGAAGTGGTAAGACATATGCTATATTGCAATTCCTGATAGTAAAAGGAATAGAAAATAAAGAAACAATAACAATAGTAAGAAAGACAATACCCTCTCTTAAAAGAACTGTAATAAAGGATTTTAAGGATATCTTACAGGGACTAAACATATGGCAAGATGAAAACTATAATATTACTGACCGCATCTATAATTTGTACGATTCTACTATTCAATTCCTCTCTACTGATGATGCTGATAAGTTACGTGGTATTAAATCTACTATACTATTTGTTGATGAGGCAAGTGAGATTGATGAGGAAAGTTATTTTCAGTTATCTATTAGAACTTCAGGCAACATCATACTTGCTTATAACCCGACCATTAGTCCTTACCATTGGATTAGACAGATGCAAGATTGTGAAAGATTTGTAACAACATACAAAGATAATCCTTACTTGCCAAAAGAAATGGTTAAAGCAATTGAGGAATTAAAATTAACTAATTTAAAATATTATAAAATATATGGCCAGGGTGAATTCGCTCCGAATGATAAAGCAATATTTGAGTTTGACATATGCGATGATATTGAAGCTGATTTTATTTGTTTTGGGTTTGACGTTGGTTATTCTAATGACCCCGCTTGTCTTGTGGCAATTTATAAAAATAGTGATACTTTATATTTGGAGGAACTCATATATGAGACGGGTATGGTTACAAAAGATATAATAGATAGGTTTCATAAATTAGAAATAGATAAATCACAAACTATATGGTGTGATAGCAGTGAACCAAGACTGATAGAGGAATTATATCGTAGTGGGTTTAATACGAAGCCGGTAGTGAAAGGTAAAGATAGTATTAACTTTGGTATATCAGTAATGAAGAACTATAAGATAAAGATACTTAAAACCTCACAGAATTTAATTAACGAGATGTATGCTTACCAATATGAAACAGATAAGCATGGTTATACTACTGACAGACCTGAAGGTGGATTAGACCATGCAATAGATGCAGCAAGGTATGGATGTATGATGTCTCTATCACAGAAAGCAGTAAACAAAGGCACATATGCAATCTCAATCGGAAAATATAAATACTAGAGAAAACTTATGGAACTCTACCGAAATTAAAGAGTTGATAGAGTATGCTAGACATTTGCAAGCAGAAAATGAGGATTTACAAGCAAAAATGATAATGATGCAAGCAAAGTTAAACAACGAAGAAGCAAAGGTTAGACAAATGAATAACGCAATAAAACAAATGATATATGGTCAAGGAGGTAACGCTTAATATCCCTACAAGTTATGGTGATATAAGTTTAAAGAAATGGTTAGAGTTTCAAAAGCAATTAAAGAACTATGAAGATAATGAAGATGCAATAACTGCATTAATGTTATCTTACTTATGTGGATTAGATACTGAATACATATCAGGTATAGCAGTAGCAGATTATGCAATGCTTAGAAATGAATTAAGTAAGTTTATAAACAATACTGAATTACCATTACAAAAATTTATTTACATAGATGGTGTTGAGTATGGATTTGAACCTAATTTATCTAATATGTCTTATGGTGCATTTGCAGACATAACAAAGTTTAATACAATAACAATAGATGATAATTGGGCAAAGATAATGTCAATACTATACAGACCAGTTATAAAGAAAGTAGGAGACACATATACTATTAAAACATACACAGGCGACATAGACCATAAACCATTTTTAGAATTAGGTATGGATATTCACTTTGGTTGTTTGTTTTTTTTTGTAAATTTGTCAACGGACTTACTGAATTCTATCCTGAAATCTATGACGCAGATGGAGTTGCCTCTCAACATCAAGTCAACTTTAGTAAAAAGTGGGGAGCATATCAAGCAATTATTGAACTTGCAAACGGAGATATCCTCAAGATTAACGAAGTTGTAGAAGAACCATTGGAAAAATGTTTATTATATCTTTCTTTTAAAGCAGATAAAATACATTTAGAAAATCTATTACATAACGAAGCAATGAAGAAAGTTAGATAATAACATTTTCATTTATAGTTGTTATTACTAAAAACACATTATGGCTAGACAATGGTCAAATTCAGGCAATGGTAATTTAAGATACTCTGTTAATAGACAGAATCAATCTGGTATTTACATAGGGCCAACAAGAGGATTAAGTTCACCAAAGAATAGTAGAAGAGGATGTTTGTGTATTGAAAAGAATACATACTCTGTTAGTTGCTGTGATGGTGCATTGATACAACAAGGAATAGGACAAATTGAATCTCCTTTTGTAGAAAATGGTTCGTTTAGTTCAGGTTATGATGATGGATACCAAATAGATTAAAATTAAAATATACAAATGTCAGCAATATCAAAACAAGCTTTAGTAGTAGATAATAGTCAATCATTCCCAAATAATAATGCCGGTGCAATTACACCTACTGCATTAAGGGATTTTAATACTAATATGATAGACTCAAATGTCAATCAAACTGAATACAATACAAATAGTGGAAGTTGGAATGTATCTATTAGTAATTTAAATACTTTTACTTCGTCTCAACAACCTACATTTAATGCATTGAATTCATTTACTGCAAGTCAGTTAACAATCAATACAGGTGTTAATCAGTTTACTCAAAGTGCCAATGCAAGTATTAATAGATTGGACACATTCAGTTCTTCTTTTAATACATACACTGCTTCAATAAATCAGATACAATCAAATGGTGTAGCATTAGGATATTCAACAAGATTTAATTTAGTTGGACCTGGAACATTCTTTTCAGCATCATTAGTACAAAATGTAGGAGGGACAATTGCTACTTTGACATTTACTTCTGATAATGCAAAATTGAATACCAGTTCTTTTAATGATTATACTGCATCAACTGCAGCGACCCAATCAGTATTTAGTGCATCAGTTGCAACATCTTTTAGTTCAAGTAATGCAACATTTACCGCATTCAGTGCTTCACAGAATAGTTTTAATCTATCTGCAACTGCATCGTTGGTAGAGTTATTAAACTTATCATCATCATTAAGTGGTGGATATGCAACTCAAGGTGAATTAGACCAATCATCATCTGTATTACAGGCAAACATTGATACGAAATTAAATACATCTTCGTTTAATGCATATACACAAAGCACTAATAATACAATTGCAACTCTAACAACCACTGCATCTTTTAATTCATACACTGCATCTCAAGCAACAGTCAATAGTGGATATAATTCATACACTGCATCTAATAATACTAAATGGGATACAATTGGATTATTAACAGGCTCATATGCAACAACAGGTAGTAATGTATTTACCGGTTCTCAAACAATTACAGGTAGTATATATGGAAATATAATATCAGCAAGTATAGTAAGTTTAACTGCAAGTTTAGATTTAAGTAAAGGTAATTTCTTTACTTTAACATTAGTATCAGGCAGTACAACAAATTTAACTACAACAAATATAAAAGCGGGTCAAACTATAAATTTATTAGTAACACAACCATCTGTTGGGTTTGGAAGTTTATCATATAATACCGCAATTGCATTTCCACAATTTAATATATACTCTCCAACTACTCAATCAGGTAGTGTAGATATAGTAACTTTTGTAACATTTGATACTGCTAAAATTTATGCAACTGCAGTTAAAAATTTAGTATAATGAGATTTACACCATTTTCATTTTTAGGAGGAGATAGTAATGCAAGTGCATCGTTAAGTATAACAAACGCAATATCAGGAACATTTACATCCGGTTCTGACACTTATGGATATTTAAAATTCACAGGGTCAGGACAATTGAATATAACTACTGGTGCATTACCTTATGTTAATATATTTTTAGTAGGTGGTGGCTCAGGTGGTAGAACACAAGAAGTGGGTAGACCTAATGGACATGGTGGTGGAGGAGGTGGATTATTATTTACTTCATCATTAACTTTAAATGCAGGTTTATATACAATTAATGTAGGAACTGGAAGTTTTCAAAATTATGATGGTGGTTCATCATCAGTAATATGTGATGCAAGAGGAATTAATATAGGAGTAGATGGAGGAAAATTTGATGGAACATCTGGTTACCCATCATATAATGTTAAAGGTGGATATGGTGCCGGTGCTGCAGGCGGTGGTGGTGGTTTAGGAAGTGTAGGACAAAGTGGTAGTTTAGGTATAACTTATATAGGTGGTAATGGTGGTACAGGTTTAGCATATACAATTATAGGGTCATCATCTTTTTGGGGAGCAGGTGGCGGTGGTGGTGGATGTAAAGAGGGTGTTCCATATAATGGAACAGGTGGAACAGGTGGTAGTGGAATTGGTGGAAATGGCCAAAGTACAGCTGCAGGTAATGCATATGGTGGTACTGCGGGTGTTACAAATACAGGTGCGGGTGGCGGCGGTGAAGCAAATGATAGTGGTGGAAGTGAACCAGGCGGTAGTGGTATAGTAATTATCACATATAAATTATAAAACAAAAATAACTATTTTTTAAACAACCTT